TTTGAAATAAACATTGCCACTCTCCTTTGGTTTAAAACGGGATGTCGTCATCCATATCGTCAAAACCTGAACCTTTGGGGGCACTTGCGGCTTTGGATGGCTGGTTGCCTTGACGGGCCTGCCACTCTGGTGACAGTTCGATCTTGGCGCGAAGGTTGTCACTGAAGGACTCGAACATATCCATGTCTGGGCTTTCAATGTAGAACGCGGCACACTTGTTGTGGCCTTCAGGCAGGTTTGCCTTCATGGCCTTGGGCACCGAGTTGATGTTGGCAATGTTGGTGTACTCCTTGCCGTTGTTGCCCACCGCCTTGGTAATGGCAATCATGGCCCAAACACCAAGCACATTGTCAATCTGGAACCCACGCAACTCGTCAGGCGTGAACTCTTTGCCACGCCAAGTCTGCAAGTCTTTGCGCAGGGTGGCCTTCTCGGCCAACGACAACGTGAAGTTCTTGCTGATCGACATTGGCTCGTTCTTGGCCGTGACCAATGGTTTGCCTGCGTCGTCTTCGCCGTGAACCTCAAACTGCAACATGACCTTCGGCAAATTCTTGATCTGACCAAGGTATTCGCTCTTTTGTGTGCCAAGGTCAACGATGCGGTAGCACCGTGCCAAGTACATCCCCGGGGGCACTGGGGTAAAGGTTCCACCCCCGCCGCTTTCTCTCGCTATTAAAGCCATCATTCGCTCCTAGTTAAGGTTACTGTCTCTAAAGTCACTATTGGTCTCTTGGTCACACCACACTCGAAGCGGATGATGTTCCAATCGTCCATCGTTGCAACGCCTGCCTCGGCCCGTTCTAAGGCCTCCTCAAGCATTTGTTGCCTCTCCAGCATCGCTTGGTTGTATTCCTCTTCGCTGTGCATACACTCCTCCTTCGCTGTTGGTGTTAGTATCATACACACATTAACTTATTTTGCAACAACCCTTGCGCAATTGTTTTTTTGGTGTATGATCAAGTTTCACTAACACATGGAGCCGAGATGACGCTAGAGGATTTTTTTGAAGACAAACCAAGGGGTGCGAAGATTGCGCTGGCGCGACACTTAGGTATCACAAAGCAGTGGATGGCGGCAATCATCACAGGGCGCGGGCTGGCAAGTGCAGAGGTTTGCGTTGCCATCGAACGGTACACACGGGGCAAGGTGTTGCGTGCAACTCTTCGTCCTGACATTTTTGGAGACATCAAGTGATCTGGTACAAATTCTATTTGGGCGACTACATCACACACACCAACCACCTGTCGGATGCTGAAGATTTGGCATACCGCCGCCTGCTTGATTTGTACTACATCAGCGAGAAGCCAATCCCACTTGAAACCGAATCGGTTGCACGAAAAATACGCCTTGATTTGGACATAACCGAATCGGTTTTGGGGGAATTTTTTGACAAGGGTGTTGATGGGTATCGCAACAGTCGTTGTGACATGGAAATCGCAAAGTATCAACATCAAGTCGAAAATAATCGACAACTCGGAAAGCGAGGCGGCAGGCCGAAGAAAACCGAATCGATAACCGAATCAAAACCGAAGGTTAACCCTAAACAGATACAGATACAGAATAAGAATATATCGTCGGTGACACCGACAACATCGCGATTTGATGAATTCTGGTCTGCTTGGCCTTCGTCAAAAAGGAAGGTTGCCCGCGCTGAGTGCGAGAAGAAGTGGGACAAGCATAACCTTGACATGGTGGCCGACACCATAATTGCCAGCGTCACGCGCCTAAAGAAAACTGAGCAGTGGACTGGCGGCTTTGATCCTGCGCCATTGACCTACATCAACCAGCGCCGCTGGGAAGACGATGCAGGCGAACAGCAGGCAACAGCGCGGAGGGTGATATGACCCCAGCCGAGCGTTTTGTTTCGCGTCTTGGCAAGGTCAGGGGCCGCAACGGTTCTTGGACTGCACAGTGCCCAGCACACGAAGACAAGTCACCATCGCTGTCAGTTCGGGAGACCGAAGATGGCCGCGTTTTGGTGCATTGTTTTGGTGGATGCGCGGTGCATGATGTGGTTGGCGCTGTTGGGATGGACATGACCGATTTGTTCCCGCCCGACGATAAGCGCAAAGATTACCCTGTTGAGGGCAAACCCAGCATGAGGTCATTGTTTTACGCCAGCGACCTATTGCGGATTGCGTCGTTTGAGTGCTTGGTTGTGATGATTGCGGCATACGACATGAGCAAGGGCAGGCGACTAAGCGATGAGGATATGGAGCGATTGAAAGTGGCACAACAGCGAATTGAGGAGGTAGTGGTATATGCAGGTGTCTGAGATACAAAAACGGGCCAAGGAATTGGACGAGGCGCGTCGCATTCGGATTGTCAAACCTGATGAGGTTGATTTCGAGAAGTACATCAAGGCCAACGATGTTGGTCAGAAGGTGCGCGGCGTTATGGAATTTTTAGAAGAGGTGCGCGAAGACTTCATAAACCCAAAGGAAGAGCCGCACCAAACAATGCCGTGGCCTAAGACGCACCAAGGTTTTGGGTTTCGCGCAGGCGAAGTGACGCTGTACGCTGGAGGCAACGGTGGCGGCAAGTCAATGGTCACTGGTCAGATTGCACTGCATCTGATTAAGCAGGGCCAGCGCGTAATGATTGCATCGTTTGAGATGAAACCCAAGCGCACGCTGACTCGTATGCTTCGACAGTTTGCAGGCGAGAACATTTACAACCCGATGTATGTGAATAAGCAACAGCACTTGATGAACTTGGTTACAAGGTTGCAGGACTTCTCGCACGGTAAGTTGTGGCTGTATGACCAACAAGGCACGGTTACATCACAGCAGGTGATTGCTGTGTCTCGTTACAGCGCCGTCGAGTTAGGTGTGCAACACATCTTTATTGACTCATTGATGAAGTGCGTATCTGGTGAAGACGATTACAACGCACAGAAAATGTTTGTTGATGAGTTGACTTCGCTGGCGCGTGATCACAATGTTCACATCCACTTGATCCATCACATTCGCAAGTTGGCGAGTGAAGAGATTCAGCCAAACAAAAACGACATTAAAGGGTCGGGCGCGATCAGTGACCAAGTTGACAATGTGTTGATGGTCTGGCGCAATAAAAAGAAAGAACATCAAGCGCAGACTGGCCCAGTCGATCCAATGATTCCTGATGCCATGCTGATGTGTGAGAAGCAAAGAAATGGCGAAGCAGAAGATTGGTATTCGCTTTGGTATCACAAAGATAGCCAACAGTTTGTCGAGTACGACAACAGCGTGCCAATGTCTTTTGATAATCGGGGGCGATTTTGAATGACAAAGAGGAGCAAAGAGCAAGAGACCGTGAGCATATGCACCGTTGTCTCGTTCGAGAGATCATCAAAATGCGCATTAAAGATCGTGATGTCGCATACCGTTGGCTTAATGGCTACAGTGACCACACTGGGCGCTGGCACAAGGGGTGGAACCAACTTCATCCCAAATCAACGCTTGAGCAAGATGTTAGAGACCAATGGTCTAAAGGTAACCGAGGTAACGATGGAGAATGGAAATGATTGAGATCACACTGCCTTGGCCTCCATCTGTTAACACCTATTGGCGCAACTTTAATGGCCGCATGATCATCAGTGCAAAAGGCCGTGAGTACCGCGAGACTGTTGGTGACCAGATGACTTTACAAAAACAGATCAGGCACTTCACGGGGCCACTGCGTCTAGTGATCGAGGCATGGAGGCCAGACAAGCGACGCAGGGATTTAGACAACCTATTGAAAGCAACCCTCGATGGTCTGGCTCATGCTGGTGTGTATGAAGACGATTCTCAGATTGTTGACCTGCACATTTACTGGGCACCAGACCTCGGTGGTATGTTGAAGATCAAGATTGAGGAAATTGAATGAAACATTTAGAAGGGGAAAAATTATGTGGGATGGACTTATAGAAATTTTGATGATTATTTTGTTGTTAACAGGCGGTTTGTTTTGGGTTGGTTTTATTTTTGCGGCGTGGTTCTACTGGATGTGTAAACGTCCACCCAAGGAGGAAAAAAATGTTTGAGTCATTTGGCGATTTTTTTTGGACATTTATGGCGATGTCTGGATTTATGTTTTGGATTTGTTTTGTGGCGTTTGTGGTGATGGTCATTAAGCGACGCCGTAAAAATAAAGGGGGTGTTTATGAACTCTGAAGATAGAGACCCACATAAGGCGGTGGATTACATTTTGAAAAACGCCGCGCTGTTTGCAAAGGCAAAGGCAGAGCGCACATACATCGAGCATTACCGCAAGTCGCTCAAAGGGATACTGATGAAGCGGTCGATGGAGACCGCCATCGGTGCGCAGGAACGTGAGGCTTATGCACACCCAGAGATGGTTGAGTTGCTAAAGGGTTTGCAGGCCGCTGTTGAAATCGAGGAGAAGTTGAAGTGGGACATTACTGCCGCAGAATTACGCGTGGAAATCTGGCGCACTGAGCAGGCGAACAACAGGGCAGAAGGAAAGGCCACGATGTGAACACCTATCAATTGACGGTCATGCACGCAACGGGCTGGTTTCTTGTGTTGCTGGACGGGTGGGAGATGCATACGCACTGGGTGTCCGCGCTTGGCTTTATTCTTTTAATTTATTCAATGTGGAGCATATGCATGAGGACACCAGAAGACGAAGAGTTTGAGCGCATAGAGCGTGAGCAGGCAAGTGGTTGGCGCAAGCGTCAAATTGCTTCGTTGAAAACCAGCGTTGAGTCTTTTGACGACTGGGAACACAGTCACCGCCCCGATTACTACAGCGTAGAGCGCCGCGCATATATTGCAGGGTTTGAGGCAGGCTCACGCAATGAGCGACTGAAAGAAACAAACGATTAAGCATGACCACACTCAAAGAAAAAAAGCATATGAGCGCCGTGGCTGAACTGGGGTGCGCGGTATGCAGGCGAATGGGGTACGAGGGTACGCCCGCTGAGTTGCATCATCCAAGGCGATTGGCGGGGGGCTGGGGGCGTTCCAGCCACATGGCCGTCATTCCGCTATGCCCAGAGCATCATCGCGGCTCTACGGGCCTCCACGGCCTTGGCACGCGTGGTTTCGAGAAGCACTACGGTTATGACGAGGCTGATCTGCTCAAAGACACCATGCTGTTGCTTGGGCACAACACTGGGGAAAGTACCTAGAAAATAAATTAAAAAAGTCTTGCACAGGTGAAATATGGTGTTACACTTACCTCACTGACCAAGCAATAGTGCAAGGCAGAACCAGAGAATAGAAAGCGAATCATGAAATCAAACGAAATCAACTTTACATCAGTAGACACACTCGGCACACTCTTGGCTCAGATCGCTGATCTGACCAAGCAGGCTGACGCAATCAAAGACTCCATCAAAGAGTCAGCCAGCGCAGGCGGTGCCAAGGTTGTCGAGGGTGCGCTCTTCAAGGCCACTTACATCGAGTCCAACCGTAGCGTGTTCGACAAGGACGCGTTCATCAAGGTACACGGCGCAGAGGCATACGCCGCGTTCACCAAGGTGTCTGCCGTGTTCTCTGTCAAGGTCACCAGCAAGTAAACCCAGCGCCCCTTCGGGGGCTTAACCAAAACGAAAGCGAATCGGATATGACAGGCCAGTTTGATATGTTCGACGGTGAGGGCGCGTTCTTGGCAAAGATACGCCACGGCTGGAACAAAGCCATTGAGGGCGAGGGCGCGTTCTGCCCATGTTGCGGCAAGTGGGGCAAGGTCTACAAAACAAAGATGAGCCAGCACCTTGCGTTGTGCCTGCGATGGATTAGCACGCACGGTGATTCTGATGGCTGGGCCGATGTGCAGAACACGGCACCAAGGTTCATGCTCAAGAGCAAGACCTACACACTGCTGGAGCATTGGGACTTGATCGAGTCAAAGTCAAACCGCTCTGGCATCTGGCGTGCAACGCTGAAGGGCCAAGACTTTGTCAACGGCCAGATCAGTGTGCCGTCTGCTGTTCACATTTACGACAATAGGGTGTGGGGTTTTGAGGACGACCAAATTTCATTTCGCGGTTCGTTTGGAAAGCATTTTGATTTTGACGAGATGATGTCCAGTCAATTTAAATGGGCCAACTTACAGGAGAAAAAATAATGAGCGAGACCATCATGTCCGAATACATCAAAGGCTTTGACGCAGGTTATGCATATGTTCTCAATGAGGTCGAGAACTACATCAAGCAATACCCAGACAACAAGTTTGCGCTGACAGAATTGCTGGCGCACCTCAAAATGGAAGACAAATCAGACTTAGGGAAAGTACCTACAAAATAATTTAAAAAAGTGTTGTCAAGGTGAAATATGGTGTTACACTACCATCACTGCAATAAGCAGGTTAACAGCGAAGGAAAAGCGAAATGAACATCGGAACACAAACAAACAGCCTCGTAAACCACTTGTACAGCCGCATGACTGTAGGTGCCCCAGCCCCAACAGTTGGCATGGGCGCTACCAAGTTGTCATGGACTGACCGCCACGCCGCAACAGTGACCAAGGTCACCGAGTTGACCAGCAAGGTTTGGGCATACGAGATTTTTGTCATTGAAGACAAGCCAACGGTTGTCTCTGGTAGCGTGCATGACGGTAGCGCCGTATACACATTCGAGTCAAACCCTTGCGGGTACGCCGATATGTATCGCATGGAGCGCAAGTCAGGCAAATGGGTTCGCGGTTACATCAACCAGCAGACAGGCCGATTCAAGCAACGCCGTAGTGGCGGCTTGATCCTCGGTATGCGTGACCACCACTACGATCCACACTTCTAAAATCAACGGGGCTTCGGCCCCAACCAACAGCGAAGGAATCACTATGTCATACATTGCAGAAATTGAAACCCGCGTCGCAGGCATTCCTTGCGTGATCGGTGTCGTTGACTACTTCAGCGTGGCTGGCTCGTACAGCCAGAACGCGGCCAGCGACTGGGACTACCACGGTTACAGCGAGATCGACTGGGTGGTGTGTGACCGCCGTGGCCGTCCCGCCCCGTGGCTGGAAAAGAAGATGACCAGCAAGGACGAAAGCCGCATCGAGCGCGAGATTGCCCAGTACATGAAAGACTAAGGGTTTGTCCCTACAAAATAATTTAAAAAAGTCTTGCACAAGTGAAATAGTGTGTTACACTACATTCACTGACACAGCAATTCCGCATAGTCAGTTACAGCGAAAGAAAAGCGAAATGATTAAAGTTGAATACATCAAGACACTGAAGATGTGGCACGCAGAGTATCGTGATGAACTTGGCAAGTTGGGTCTCGGTTTTTCTGCCAAGACACGCGACCAAGCCGTGTTTCTTCTTGGTATGCAAATGGGCCGTGCGCCACAGCAGTTCAGCCGCCCATTAGGCGAGTATTTCCCAGACAAGTAAATCAATAGGGGGCTTCGGCCCCCACAACCAAATCAATAACCAACCGAAAGCGAATCGATTATGAACAACGAAATTGAAACAACCATCTACACCGAAGAGGGTGTGCGTATCAGTGTTGACGAGTGGGATGACGGCGGTGTGTGGCTGTCTCTCAGAAACAGCGGCGCAAGCCTTTACACCACCATGACTCGCGCTGATGCAGAGCAGTTGTTGGCTGGCCTGCAAAAGATTTTGAGCAAAGAGGTGACAGCATGATCAAGGACGAGGACGATGACACACAGGTTTACAAAAAGCCGTGGGTAGGGCTTACGGAAGATGAAGCAATAGAACTTTTGCCCGTTGGGGATTGGGAGATTGAATCCACTTTGGAGTTTGCAAAAGCCATCGAGGCCAAACTTAAACAGAGGAACACATGAGAGAAGAAACCTTGCTTGAGAAGGTCGTTATTGCTATAATCTTCATCGCTTTCCTTGTGTTCTGGATGTGGGTTCCAGACTTCACGCTGGATGAGGAAGACTGCACGAAGCAGGTGTCCAGCGCGTATGTCAAGAACCTATGTAGCGAACCGCAAGCGAAATAAAACCGAATCGGTTAAACGCCTTGGACTCGCAGGCGTAAAAGCGAAGAGGGATTGGGTGGAAGCCCCAAACTAAACTGTTCTGGCGAACCATAAGCGAATCGATTACACTTCGATCAATTCGACACTATGGGGAATATGGGTCATGCCAGAAACACCGAAGGGGCCAAAAAGGCCCGCAAAGAACACTAAAGCGGCACAGGAGGCCGCAAAAGCCATAGGTAAGGCCAAGGTAGCCGCAAAGGCCACAAAGGCCTCCGCGCCCGCAAATAAACCCAAGCCAACACCACGCAGGGTATTCGACCAACGTATAGCAGACATCATCTGTATAGGGCTAAGTGAGGGAATGAGCCTACGTCAGATACTGAGAGC